AATAATAAATAATAAATATGAAAGCCAGATCTTTTACTCAGTTTATAGCAGAATCAGAAGAGAAATGGGTCAAAACTGATCCAGTTGATTTTAGATTAACTGGACCTTCTCGAGTAAGAATAAGTGGAGACACTTTAAAATATAAAATCTTAAAATACATATATGCTTCAGAAGATCACGGAAGGTCGTATAGCGATATTTTAAAATACATGATCGAAGATGTTTTAGGAGAAAAGTATCAGGCGACTGAGCACAGAGGAAGATACGCAACGTTCTTACAAGGAATGGGAAGATCAAGGCTTGGGATACTTACTCAATATTGTAAAAGGAATGATATTGGCAGATGGGTGCTAACTGATACTGCGTTGATTAGACATTTTGATCGGCTTAAAGAGGAAGGAAAAATCAAGACTGAAAGTCAGATGAGCCCGCTTTCTGCTGAAGAACAGGATGCTATGAAGACTTTAAGAGAGCTTGGAATAAATATAAACCCTTGGGCATAATATGGGAAACATTAGAGATTTTTATATGGTAGATGATCTAGATCCGGATTTTGTTCCAGATCAAGCGGAAGTATATAATGACTTAGAAGCCGCGATCAATCAAGTTAAATTAACGCTTTTAACTAAAAAAGGAGAAGTTTTAGGCGAACTTAATTTTGGATTAGATATAGAAAAATACCTATTTGAATTTGAAATGGATCCATTTGGATTAGCAGAGGATGCCAATTCTCAAGTTCAAACTTATGTATCAGAAGCTAGAAAAAGAGCGCTTTCACTCTCTCCTGGTTACATAACAGATGATAAGGATCGCAAAATTTATATACTTCAGATATTAGTAGACGAACAAAAAACTCCTTTTGCTATCTTATATGATTAAAAATCCGGGGAGCCACCCTTGTTTTAAATCTTAGTTCCGCACGATGGACAGAACTTCCAACTTGATTTTTTAAGACGAGATCCACAATCAGTGCAGTAGTTTCTGATCTCTTTTACTTCTACTGGTTTTTGAGATTCTGGTAAGATCTGCAAGTGAACTGTATTACAGGTCCACCCATTGAAGGAAGAATCATCAGTCGTGAATCCTTGGTCGGATCTTTCTCCCTTTTCAGAGCGACCTGTCTCCATGAAATTCATGTTTAGATTTGCATTGATTGAACTATTCTGTCCAATGATATCATTAGATCCTCCGACCGACGACGTAAAATAAATTTGGTTTTGAGTTGTTCCTCCATAAACCGGTTGACTCATAGGATCATACGTCCATGTTGAGTTAATTGGAAAAACCGTCAAACTCGATGATGGAATCACTTGATCATAAAACTCGACTCGTACTCGGCCATTGAGTTTAATTGCTTCCGCGACTAGCTTGTAGGTTTTATCAACTTCATAGGTCTCAAATAAGAACTTTTTAGGTTCATCGATCCATCTCTCTAGGAAGGCTCTTTGTCCTGGTTTGATCACTATTCCTGCATCGGAGATTGAGACTCCATCGAGGTAGATCTTAGCAAGGACCTTTGTTGTTTTGGGATTAAAGAGCTCGATCTCAAAATGAGTTCCGCTCTTTAGATAGACTGTTTCGCCGTATTTTTTAAGGCGATTTCTGTTTACTGCAATGTGAGCAGTAGGGTCAAAGCATGTTGCATTGTACATAATTTTCTGGTTTTTTTAATTAAGCTTACATCTTCGTGTTACTTAAACACTCAAGGGCTTGGACCCGATGCAAACGTAAGTTTGGCTCCCCAGACTTATTTTTATTATTTATCGACTACGATAATTCTCTTCTTTTCAATCACTTTTCCATCTGATTTAAACACGAACGTATAATCTCCAGGAGAAGCATCGTACATGGTAAATCGGGTTTCTCCTTTACATGGAATATTAGGAATTGATAATGAATTTTCAATATACACATCGATAGATTCAGATTTTGAATCTTTCCAAGTTAAGGTTACTTCCTTTCTATCTGTACATATAACAGGTCTGGCTGAACTACAAGATGCTAGAATAAGAATAGAGGTGATAGAATATATTAATTTCATGTTTAAATGAACTTATTTTAATATTTTATACCTGATTGAGGAATAAGGTTTTAATTCTCAAAAACTTTTATTTTGGCTTCAGTTTCAACCAGTTCCGACCATACACCGTTATAAGTTATTGCTCTAACTTTTCGATTGTCAATCCATACATACTCTTGACCGTCTTGGATCCTGGGCTTATCCATTATCAGCTTGTGATATTTAAATCCATAAGCTCCTAGCCAGGCTTCAGTAACTCTACGATCCTTTTCCTCTCTTGCCGTAAAAAAGGTAATCGTATTTCCTTCTCTAAACCATTTATCAATCATTTCTTTGGCTCCAGGAATAGGCTCTGCCGCGATATAGAGATGTGAATCCTCGTTCTTGATGTCTTCACATATTGTGCCATCAATGTCTATTAAAAAAACTTGTTTCATTTTGGGTATGCATTAATATATCTATGAATAAATTATCAGATTCATTGTACTTTCCGCAATTATAGGTGGAATAAGTTCCATCTAAATTATCCAGTTTTAACATCAAGAATCCTAGAGGAGAAACTGTGATTTCTGAAATCAATTTCCTCTTCTCATGAATTATAATACTTAAATCAGTCTGCATTTTAATTAGGATTCAGCTTCAAGTTTTACATATTGTCCTTCTTCTAAGTCGGCATGGCATTCTATGATTCTGATCATTCGATCCTCTTTGAATACTATGACCCGTTTTACTTCTGGATCCATTTGAAATTGTACATCTCCTTTAATGTCTACCACTATACCTTCTTTTTCATTTAAAATTAAAGAAAGAGCTCGAGCGAAAATTAGAGCCGAGTTTAACCAGTCTTCAGGTTCGTCCTGATAATCAGGATCGTTTGGATTTGTGTAATTCATCTTGTTATTTTTATTTTTCCAATTTACCCAATCCTCTTTAGACATTGAATCTAAAGCAGAATCTAGTTCTTTATTTAATTTATCCCAATTAGTCATTTATTTTTAATCTCTAAACCATCCTATCATTCCATCCCAAAGGGCATCTCCGTGATTGATCCATGTGTCCATTCTCATATCTTCATTGAATTCATCTTCATCCAATATATCATCTTCATCTTTTCTATGATCCTTAGGAGTTATCCTTTCTTTCTTCCTTTTTAATTCATCCCACCAATCTTTTTTATCAATATAAGAATAATCAGGAACTATTCCTATTTCTCCGGGATAAGAATCATTGAGTCTAACAGTTGCAGGCAAGCCATAGTACCAGATCTTTCTGCCGTTCATACTTTCTTGGTTTAAGAAATCAAACGGATGTTCTATTAGAATTGTCTCCAAAGATTGGGCTCTGGAAAGAGCATATCCTATTTCTCTAGAAAAGAATGAGTATACCAATTTTCCGTTTGCATACATCTCACATTTTCCTCCATTTCTCATATCCCATTCATCCCATTTATACTTCATGATGTTGTATTGACGATATCGGATTTCCCAGCATATTCTATGAGCTCCTTTATCTATATAAGGAATCAGCTCTCTTATGTACGGTTCGTGAATATCTCCATCCTCATCGGAATGAGCTTCATAGTCTGACCAATCTAACCACCAGGTATCTGGGCACCCGTTAGATTTTCCAAGTTCATGCTCGTATCCAGGAATGGAATATACTGGATATAGTTTTCCGTCTATCGCTACATCAAAGATCTTGTGTAATCTTTGAAACGGTGCTCCCTCCGACTTTCCGTATTTCTCCTGAGCTTGGGCCAGTGTTAATGTTTCTTTCATGATTTAGTTATTAAAGGTGATTTCGTTAGTAATCGGATCCCATTCAAAACTGAAGGGTAAATTGGCATACTGATATCTTTCATTCAAGACAGAGGCATTGAAAAAGTGAGTATGGCCGTTAAAATAATATCCATGTCCTCCATGGATATGACCAAACACGTGTATCTTTGGCCTGATTTCATCCACTCGGTATCTTAACATTTCACATCCTACTTGAATATTCTGTCCACCTGGTGTATCCAGATGTCCAAATGGAGGGCCATGAGTTATAAGAATATCGGTATCGGAAGGAATTGCGTCCCATTTGCCTTTCATCTCTTCTCCATTTCTTGGAAGATTGAATGCCCAGTTGTAGAACTCAGGCTGCCAAGGAGATCCATAGAATGCTACTTGCTGGTCTTCCTGATCCCACGTCTCCATTCTTTCATCGATCAAGTAGTCGATATTTTTGTAGCCAGTGATGATACCGGTTGCCCACTCCTGGTCAATTTCAAATAGACGATCATGGTTACCTGCAATAAATACTTTGGTGTCGTATCCTTCTAATTGATCGAACCAGCTTAAGAATTGAAAGGCTTCGGTTTCATCGTATCCTGAGTTCATAAAGTCGCCAGCGTGAATGATAAGGTCTCCACCCGGAAGATCCTTTTCAATCTGTTTATGCTTGCCGTGGGTATCTGAGATTAAAGTGATTTTCATATTGATTTTATACTTGAAAACTCTAAACGGTTTCAGAATCCTGATTAAATTCAGCCAAATATTTATCCCTAATCAAGACGGCTTGACGTCGAGTTTTAAAATCAGCAGACCCATCATCTGTTCCAAGTGCCGACACAAAGACATCAAGCTCAAGATCTGATGCACACCCGATAATAAAGTCGTATTCCGCATCAGTAATATTATAAAGGTGTTTTACTAAATTGTCAATCATATCGTCAATTCCACCATTCGTTATAAGAGAAGATGCGACTTCGGGTCTAAGAATTTTCATGCTTTATTTTTATTTCTCGGTTAGGTTCGTCTGAATGTTCAGCAAGATCCCGGGTCAAAGTGCTCACAATCCAATTAGCTGCCCATTCATGTTCGCATTTACACATCTCAACAAAAGGCTGCCGATTCCCAGTATCAGGATCAGTATCTACATATCCAATCAAAAACTTAGGTCCACGTTCTATGCTGTCCACTACATAGACTTTTACCTTTTCCACTTCAGGTTTACCTTCATACTCTACTTGGAATTCATAATAGCCTTGATAATCATCTGGATATTTTGAGTCATATTGATGGAACTCAATAGCCGGCCCTCCCATCCAGTCTTCGATCAAAGACTTTAAAAGATTCCAGTCTTTAGAAGAGGCAATAGGAAGACTGTGTTCCACGTGATATGCGACATATGTGAAGCCCATGATTAGCCAGTTATATAGGTTAATCCCCATTTTGAAGCTACCTCTTTAAATCTGGAAGCCACAAAATCATTAATAGATTCAAATTTTCCGGTGCTTTCTGCAAATTCCCACCATGTCTCTCTAATCTCTGAGAGATCTGATATTTCGTCTAAAAAAGATTTAGCATAGCCTTTATTTGCTTCCATCAAATTCAAGAGCATTCTCGAATATGCTTGAATGTTAACTGAAGAGCTCATATCTAATTTAGAAGTCTCACAGCTGATAATCGTTCTCCTTTCAGAAGTTCTTAGATAATGTACCATATTTTATTTTTAATTGGATAGAGGTGCTTTAATTGCAGGATGTGACTGATATCCTTCAATTTTAAAAAAATCGGGTTGAAATTTTTCTATTTTTTCACTAAATGAGATGTCAGTGTCTTTTAAATACCAATACTCGTCTTTACATATTAGACTTGGAAGTTCATAAGGCTCTCTAGTCATTTGAAGTCGAGCCTGTTGTAAGTGATTTAAATACAGATGAGTATCACCTAAATTACAGATCAATTCGTCAGGAATCATGCCAACCTCGTTGGCAATAATTTGAAGTAGTAATCCATACGAAGCAAGATTAAAGGGGAGACCTAGAAAAACATCACTACTTCTCATATTAAACATCAATGAAACTGTTCGATATTTTCCAGGATTAGTTATTTTTTCTTCTCGAGTTGAAGGTCGAGTATAAAATTGAAAATCTGTATGACAAGGTGGAAGTGTCATTTGGTCCAATTCACCAACATTCCAAGAATTAACCCTATTACGTCTTGAATCTGGGTCTGTTTTAAGTAAGTGGATTGAGTTTGTGATTTGGTCTATTTTAATTGTATGAACTTCATCATCAACAAAATTATAAGAGTCCCAACTTCTCCATTGCTTTCCATAAATTGGTCCTAAATCACCATCTTTTCTACCTGACTTAGCATAATCACCATCCCATATATGACAATCATTATCATGTAGGAATTCGATGTTTGTATCACCACGTAAGAACCATAACAATTCTGTTACCATAGTTTTCCAAGCCATCTTCTTTGTTGTGAGTAATGGAAACCCATCACTCATCTTGTGTCTGATCTGTCTTCCGAATACGGAAAGAGTTCCAGTTCCGGTGCGATCTTCTTTCTTAATTCCAGTTTCAAGAATTTCAAATAACAAATTCTGATATTGCCTGTCGAGTTGATTCATATTATGCTCCTATTAATTTTCTCCACCACGGCCTTTCACCGATTTCTAGATTAGAATAGATATAATTAAGATGGCCGTCATCTCCTACTTCTCCGATAAAAGTTTCAGCAGAAAGAGAGGTGATTATATTTTCAGTCATGTAATCGACCCTTTCCTCAAATTTAGGGTTTATGATAGAATAATACATACCATCTCTATCAGGAGAAGGCATACTTCCTACTATCATTGAGTTATCATCCCAACCAAGATTTGGATTGACGAAAATTTTAATCTTCTGATCCACTATTCCATACGGAAAAATCAAGCTTGATTCGGATTCTGAACTGCTACAATATTGAAAACAGGTTTGACCCAATAATAAGGAAGCCATAGAAATATTCGTCACCACAAAGAAGCAGTCTTCTGATTTATAGGACAAACTTTGTAACCTTGCAATTTGAAATCTTATATGTTTTACCGGATTATTAGAATAATCGATCATTGGGATCTTAAGAAAGTTATGAAGAAATCTAGACCATCTGGTCTTTAATTTTATCAAGTCTCTTGTCTTTTTTGCCGATTTGGAGTATTCGTTAAAGAGTCTAAGATCAAATGCATTAGTTGCTTCGTTTATAAGAGATTGGACTGTCAATTGCGTTGAATCAAGTCCAAGCTCTTTTTTAAGATGATTATCAAGCAGGCTAGATCTTTCTGAATTGAAGCGATCAGATGAAAGGCGTTTGAGTTCTTCTTTAAAGGTAACTCGGTGCCTGTCCATTTCTGAGTATCTGATTAAAAACGGGCTGCGATCTGCTTCTAATCTGTTAGCAGTTCGGATGAATGGACTGTCTTTAATAGTAAAATCAGTCGCAACTTTAGATTCATTATTCATATTAAGGTAGTTTACGGTATAAAAAAGACACGATTAGTATCCAAATAAAATCTCTTATCTTTTTTATTATACTCACTTTAAATTAATTTTTAAAATGTATTCTCTGTCTGATTGCTCGGCCTAATTCTAGATCATTAGGATACTGCTTGACCAATTCTTCTATCTCCAATTGAGTAATATCCATGTGGTCTATTACTTTGATCTCAACGTTGGATTCCTCTCTAACTGCTTCCACCATCTTATTTAGGACATCGTACGCAATATGAGAATAGTCTTCATAAATGATTGCTATGTTCTCAGTCTTCACATTATCGTGTTCCCTGTCAGTTGTTTTTTTGTAGATTACCATTTTTTCTTTTTCCATCTTACTGTAGATTATTTTGATAAATAATTAAAAATACTTATTTTGAAAGATTTTGTAAAATCCTTTGCTCTATTTGAGTCTGATGTTGCTGACTTAGGCAGCTTTGGGGGATTAAGATATCCAGGACAAATTGAACCTGATTCAGAAATTTTAGAAGAATTGAGGACTGTAAATTTCAAGGACATAGGTTGGGACCAGATCGGAGACAACGGCCGCAATATAATCTGGTTAAAACCAGTTTTTACTTTTGAAGCTGATTTATCTGATGGGATTGTGGTTGACATACAAATAGTTAGAGATATTTTCTATCAGATACATATTGGTCTCGCAGAGAGCTTACAAGGAATAGGACTAGGATCCAAAATATACGCAAGCTTGGTCTTTAATTTTGGGCACCTATATTCAGGTAAAGGCCGTCGACATAATCCAGTGGTAAATCGAATCTGGAAAGGACTTGCATCTATTCCTGAATTTACATGCGTTCGCGGAAAACTAGGAGATATTTGCGTTTTAAATGATAATCCTGACGCTGAACAATTGATCAGAGAATTTAAAATGTTGGATTCAAGATTATAAGATTTCAAAGCTTGATTATTTTAACAACGTCGTAATAATAAATTCCCTCCTTTCTACCCTTAAAAATGGTGTCAAACATCTGTTTGAATAGATTCTTCTTGGTAACGATGATCTGATACTGTCCACTAAACATTAAACCTTCCTCTTTAGAAATCAGACCTTCGGACACTAATGCCTTGATTGTCAATTCCTTAACGGATTGAGCATTTTGTATTTGAGACTCTAAATCCAGGTTTCGGTCCATTTTACTATTCAGATCTATTTCCATTTTTATTATTTATTAATCTTTTTTAAATAGGAAACAAGGGCGCCATCAGTCGGGACAATATCTAATTTACCAAGTTGAAATATTTCCCAGGAATCCTGTCCATATCTTCCTATCCCATAAAGTTCAATTGGATCCTTCCAATCTTTTTCGATCCAGTCCTGAGAAAATCTTTTGACTGTTTGAGTGCGTCGATTTTTAAATCCTAAGATTGCGATAGTCTCGGACATTTCAATTGAGTCGGCTACGGATGCAGATCCAGGATCGGGATAGAGACTAAAAAATCTATCCCTGATTCTGTCCACTTGATCTCGACTAGTTTGGTTTAGAAAGATGCAGCAGATCATCATTTTCCAAGGATCCTTCTGATAGATTTCTTGAATCATCTTGGATCTTTCCTGCTCTATTTTTGATTTCATCCTGTATCAATTTATCTAACCGTTCATAATCTGATTTACAATAAGCAGCATAAACCTGTTGGCACCAGCCTTGACCTCCCATTAAGGCATCCACTCCAAAATAGGAGTCAAGTCCTTGGATTCCATCCGAGTTGTAGGCATGGATGATACCATCAGGTTTCATGTATCTCTTATTGAACCCCATTCGTTGGATTATAGACGGTTTCAACTGATTGATCACTGCTATCCTTGATTACGATATGAGAAACCAAACCTGATGATTCTCCCTCAAATATCTTTTTACAAAAAGATTTAGGATAATGGATATTGTCGTAGATTCTGATTTCATTATTTCGATAATGAACTTCAGCTACTCGACTAGCTGCATGATTTGCCAATTCGTTAGTTCTAAAATTGGGCGATACTTTAAATTTACTTGCCATTGATTTTTGTTTTTATAGAGTTAATATATTCGCTTATTAGATGCTTGGGCTCCCAACCTAAAACTTCTCTAGTATCGGTGGGAATGTCCTCGGCTTTAAATCTTTCACCTGGCCTCTCTGGAATCATCATGTGCGCATGATCAAACATCGATGCCAGATCTAATATACTAATAGTTTTACCAGATCTTAAATGCCAGTGGCCATTTTTTTCTATATGAGTCGCTCGGATTACTCCTTCTACGATATCGTCAACATGAGTAAAGTCTCGAGTCTGAGTCCCAGGCTCTACTACCGTTAAAGGTTCTCCTGCTGCATACTGTCTCTCAAATATGCCAACGACAGTAGCATAGTCTCCGGTTTGAATCTGATCTGGACCGTACACATTAAAGAAGTAACAGATTTCGTACTGTAATCCAAACCATTTATTATAGTTTTGGATCAGTTCCACCATTTTGGCTTTTGCCCAGGCGTAGGGACTTAGATGTTGATCTTCACCTCCGTTTCCAAAAGTAGAACTTGAGGCTGAATAGATCAGCTTGGCTCCCCATATCTTACACATTTCTAATACTTTTGAAGTTCCATTTAGATTAGTGGACATTACATATTCAATGTCTTCAAAAGATTTTACAATACGAGAATATTCTCCAAAGTGATATACAATATCAAAGGTTCCAGGAGTCTTAGGATAAATCAGATCGATATGCATAGTATCTAATGCATCAAAGCGATCGACAATATCTGAGACTCTCGAGTGCTTTCCTGTGAATAGATTGTCGATGACCGTGATATGGGACTCTGGCCATTCTTTACGTATTCTCTTAATTAAGTTGGAGCCGATAAATCCTGCTCCTCCAGTTACTAAAATTTTTGGGTTTTTCATGTTTTTAGGAATTTATACTATTCCCATTGCATCAAGTTCTAGATCTTTAGATAATTTATCCATTAATTTTTGTCGAGACTGCTGAGCCTTGACCTGAGAAATAGATCGATCAGGTGAAATCATCGCCAATTCATATAGATGTTCAAGCCTCCTGATATTGGATTTAAGATGTACGATCTCATGATCATAGAATTTTCTCGATTTTTTACGGTACTGCTCGAATTCTTCTCTCTCCTCTTCTGTGATTTTGGATTTCACAATTAGATCTAGATCCCTTCTAAGATCATAAGCTAGTCGGATCATCTGGCTTCTCCACCTCTGGTCTTCGGATTTTTCAGAATTAATGATTACATTAAAATCTTTTTCGAAATCCCACACAGTATATTCGCTTGAATCTTTAATAAATTGATCCATTACAGATTCGGTCTCCTCTTCTAGCTCTACTTGCATGCCATTTAAGTAGACAATATTCATAAAGTCAGTTTCACATGACCTTATTTGGCTATCTCCTTCAGGGGCCCTGTCGTATCCGCCACCATCCCATGTACTATTCCAGGATACCTTGCTGATTAAATCAATCTTTAGGGTAGTATATGGATTCAGTCCGGTTATTTCTAGAATCTCAGGATTCTCTTTTATAGCAGGATCAATATCATAAATTATTCCTAATTTAAGAAGAGTGTTATAGGTCTCGACTGTGATGTCAGTCGATTTAAACTCTAAGTCAATTGACATGCTCCATTCAAATTCGTTTGTTGTGTCTCCAGATGGATCTGAGTCAGACTCGAATCCTTCAATGCCTTCAAATTCAAATTTCTTGATCGAGGCAATATCAGAAGAGCCACCACTTAAGATGGAAATAAATTCTCGGATTATAAAATTTTCAGCCTCTGAATGAGTATTGATCTTTTTAGGAATCTGTTGAGATTCAAAGATCAGATCATGAGCAAAAAGATTTGGACCAATCGCACGTAGAGCTGATCCAATATCTTGATATTTTAATGTTACCCAGTGGAAAGGGGTCTTGTTGTGATTTAGAACAATGCTGGGTTTTCCCTGATTACGCATGTTAAATATTCCCTTTAGTCCTGCTTCGTCATAATATGAGACCGGAACTCCAGAAAAACCTTTACCTTCTCGATAGATCACTCGATAGACTTTATCGCTGATGAAAACCATCTTTAGTCCGGGACGGATCTCAGCCCAACCGTCTACCGTAGTAACATAGAGTGGGCGGCCATCTTCTCGTTCCCGGCCTTTAATCAGGAGCACTGATCCTCTCCCGATAGATTCATTTAGTTCTGAAAAAGACATTAAGTGCTTCATAAATTTATTTATTTGGCAGATATATAATATTATAAAATACTTCAAACATGTTATATTCTAAAAATTTCTATAATCGTATTTTTGAAGATGCGGCAGATCCCGCAGATTCTAATCTTGACGTTTCTAACGCTGAAGCAATGAACCTACTAAAGGACCAACCGATGGAAGAACCTGTGCAGAGTGAAGAAATTGCAAAAGATATTAAAAGATCAGGCACGACTTATGGATTTCCAATGAATATAAATTCTTTAAAGGATATAAACACTCTGATTGAAAGAGGAGAAGGAGAATGGAATTCAGATGCTCCTTTAAAACTGATGAAGGACGGAAAGTCAGGAGAACCTGCAATGATCGCAAACAAACCGGTTTATCTCAAAATCAGATTAACCAGAAGTAAAGAAGATAGAAAAAGCCAGCCAGTAGAATTGGAAATGGCGGATCGAATATATGTATTAATGGATACTAATTCTCAATCCTTAAAATCCATGTTAGATCGAGCTACCGACATCACTAATAGTATTAGAGTTGGAGTTCAAACTCCTCTTCTAAGTAAGGGATCTAAAATTGAACATAGTTTGGAGTTTTGGAAAGATCCTAATCGAAAGTCTGATCCAACCGCAGCTTCAGTAGGAACTGGAGATGCCACTAAAGAAGTCAAAATAGACTGGTCACAACAGTTAGCTGCTCCTGGCACTTCAGCTGGAATCGGAAAATCTTCGACTGAACTAAAAGAATCCAATAATAGCTATTATTGGATAAAAAGAATAAGATGATGTATAAATTATTAGACTATAGAGGATACTGGGATCGCATACTTGAAAATAAGACACCGCTGCAGTGGGGAACTCGGCATGAAGGTGGAATGATAATTTCTTTAGAAAAGAAAAAAGGTCTTGTTATTGGAACTCAAGATCGGTTTATAGATGACGATAATACTAATCCTTATATGACTTGGAATGAAGCAGTTAAGCGCGTCACTGGTGATTGGAGACTGCCTACTAAATTGGAGCTTGAGCAGATTTATGCTAATATCGACAAAATAAATTCAGCATTAGATTTGATATCCGGATTTCAATTGAAGGCATATGAAGTTGTAAATGGAAAAAACGCTATTCAATACTATTGGTCAAGCGATAAGGAGAGTCCATATTATCCTTGGACCATGTCCTTTGGAAAAGGATTAACTTTTGCTAAACACATGGATGAAAAGTGTAGAGTAAGAGCAGTTAAAAGTTTTAAAGTATAGACGATCGGATCCGCATCCAAATTTTACCCAATTGATTTTCTCCAATTAATTCTCCTTCTTGAAAGGAGGCACCCCAGAAAAGATTATTGCCTCGCATTCGACTTGAAACATCTTCATAGATTAAAAGGTCTCCGGTAGATTTAAGTTCGTCGATCAATTGAGGATTGGATTTTAATTTCAAACGGACGCACATCATCATATTCTCTAGATCCTGATCAGAAATAGGCTCAACTTGCATCTGAGACTTATATTTCTTGGCTACAAATTTAGCAGCCATTGGACTCTTTTGAGACCGGATCTCCTCTTTTATTTCTGGATCCTGGAATCTTAAGGCCTGAAAAAGGGCTTCAGCTGTTCTCCATTCTTGACCTTCAAACTGAACTGGATGAGGAGACATGTTTCCTAACCATCCATAAGGAAGAGCTACTTTAGTAAATCCTATTGCTTTCATAATCTATTATACTAATAAATAATATAAATTAAAACAGTATAAGTGAGATATCTCAATGACTTTAAACAATTCATAACTGAAGGGGCCTATGTTAATAGAGAGGGCACGGTTGTTCTAAACTATAAGAACGACCCTAACAACAATGATGAGGTCCTGAAAACTGATCTCTATGGAAAAGAATTTCTAGATCGAGAAAAATCAGAATGGCCAGTATATTGGAGCCTATCAGTAACTGGATTCAGAGGAAAAGTAGATCATGAAGGTCGATTTAAATACACAATGGATCAATTGAAAGGAGGAAACATAGAAGGAGGCAGGGATTCCCTCTCCGGTTTTATGATGCAATCCTTCGATCGATTAGGAATCATGGATAAACCGATCAGATATGTGGTAGCAGTCGGATCTACTTATGGCCTGGTACAGGATATGGCCGAGATCTTGGCTTCAAAGTTTAATGCCAGAATAATTAACTTAGAGAAGGCCCAATACTTAAATGCGGGTGATGCTGTTGATTGGCTTGAATATCAGTCGCAGGTTTTGAGACAGAGCAAGGAAGGAATGGTGGCAGCTTCATTTGAAGGATTTAAAAAGATGCTCATTAGTACCTATGCAGACGTTAGAGGAACTGATCCAGAAGTGATCAAAGAACTGAGAGGAACTCAAGACGTTGAATCATTAAAAGATAAAGTGACGACACTAGATATAAAATGGAAGGACAAGGACATCGATGGAAAGAGTCTGCTTCCGTTTATAGTAAGAAGCAGTGGTAGAAATTTTGGAGGATACAGAAAAATGTGGAAGCCTAAATATCAATTTGACAATTCAGAACTATATGATGCAATTGTTGACTGTGCTACTAACCGATCTAAAATGATAATAATTGACGATAATCAAAATTCCGGAGAGGATTTCAAGACCATTAAAAATCAGATCGAGAAGATGATATTAACCTATCAAAAAGATTCTACTCTACAATCCGATAACAAGGTAATTTCTAAATACTCTTCCAACTTTCTATTCTATGTGCTCTATCAGATGCAGCATCGGGAGAGCAGAGGGGATTTTTACTATCTTACGAAGAGTGGAAAGACTGCTAATCGATTCTCAGCAGACGCTGAAATTGTAAACGATTTTAAAAACTTTATTCGAGGACAGGAACTTGCTCCTAAATATGCCGAGAAGACCTTAAAAAAGGAGGAAACTGAAGCTGTCAACGTTTCTAGAATCGGAGTGGATCTGTTTAATCTGTTCAATGCATACGCTAAAATAGAGTCAGCAAAGACTGGAGTTAACGATTTAAAAACCAGAAAGATGGCCTATGCTAAATCCGTTAATAAAAAATCTGAAGAAACTGGAATTCCGGCCAAAAAAATAGATGGATATTATAAAAAATATCTGAAACAAGTGAATCTTCATCGGGATCCAGCATATAATTTAACCCTAGGGTAAGATTTATAATCTTTATTGAAGATCCGGAGATAAATAACTAAAAATACTTATTTTAAAATGGCAGATAGAGTTTTAAATTTTTCCGAGTTCGCTGGAAAATATTCTCAGGATTCAGAAACAGATGCTTCAGCAGGTTATTCTGAATTTTCTAAATCATCTGATAAATTTACTGATGCTTTTGACGAAACAACATACGATCAACCTCAACTAGGACCAAAAAGACCAGTTGCAGGTGGAAATGGAACGACTCCAGCTCAACCTGGAGCAGAAGGAGCCCCTGCTTTTACTTCTAGTCCATCTGGAGACATGAAATTTGGAGCTGCAGGTGCAGATACTAGCTTTCAATCTTTTTCAGGCGGAGGATCTAATGGTTCCTTTGATGCTGGAACTGAATATCCAGATGTAGAAGGAGAAGAGGAGGAAGGAGAAGAAGGAGAGTACGAAGAAGGAGAAGAGGAAGCAGCTGAACCTACTCCTACCCCTACTACAAGTTGGGATGAAGATGGTGGAAATCCTGAAGAAGGAGAAGAAGAAGAAGGAGAGGAAGAAGAGACTGAAGAAGGAGAGGAAGAAGAAGAAGAAGGAGAGGAAGAGGAAGAAGAGACTGAAGAAGAGGAAGAAGAAGGTAAAGAAACACCTAATGAATCTTTATTCTGGAAAAAATATAATGCGAAATTAATTCTCGAGTCATTCATGGACGAAATTGAAGAGGAAGGATGGGAAGGAGAAGAAGAAGGAGAAGAGGAAGAATGGAGCGAAGAAGGATGGGAAGACATCGATTATTCTGAATTTGGAGCTAATCCTTATGCAGAGGAAGAAGAAATTGAATTGGAAGATTATTTTGGAGAAGAGGAAGAGGAAGGATACGACGAGGATCTTTACAATTTAATCATGGGTGGAGACACCAAGATTAAACCGACTACTGCTCCTCCAACTACAACTCCAGGTACTAGACCATGGAGGCCAGTTCCAACTAAAAGACCTAGCGAAAGAGAAAAGAGTAAGCCAATTGCAGGATTCGATTTCAATATTGAAGACGAAGAAGGATATTCAGATGAAATGGAAGATTTTGTAAAATGCAAATCTTGTGGAGAGAAGAAGATGATTGATGCTGGAAATGCTCCTTTTAAGGATGAATGGTGGAAAGGTCATGAAATGGGAATGCAGTGTGGCTGCAATATGTAAAAAATATTGAAATTAGAATGGAGATGCTTACGGTAATAACCACTATAACAGTGGCTTTAATAACTGCTGTTGTTGGACCTATAATTGTAACCTGGGCCAAATCTAAACTGGAAAAACGGGGAGAATCGGATTCTACTCCGATGGCAGAGGCCCTAGAATATAGTTCTCTTATAGATTCTCAGTTAGAGGATATAATTGAAGAATTAGAATGCGATCGAGTTTGGGTTGCTCAGTTTCACAACGGCGGACATTTTTATCCAACTGGAAAATCGATTCAAAAGTTCTCTATTTTTTACGAGAAATGCTCACCTAAAGTCTCTGCAATTCAAACAACATTTCAAAACATACCAGTTTCTCTCTTTACTAAGGCGCTTTCCAAAGTATACACAGACAGCGAATTACACATCGTTGGAAAAGAAGATGAGGACGGAAACACTTTTGCTCTAGATGCTCTTACTTCTCAGTTTCAAACCAAGTCAGTTTGCCTAATAGGTTTAAAAAGCCTAGATAACCACCTGATCGGGGTTCTAGGAATTTCATATGTTGCCGAGAAGAAACTTGAACGAGAAGAATGGATCTACATACGTCAAAAGGTTGGAGCGATCGGGGCCCTTCTATCTGAATACCTATACCGACAAAATCAAGCAAACAAATAATGAAAGGCAGAGTTCAAGAAAATTTTAGAGATTTTATAAGCTCAGCTGAGATGCATCAATCCGGCAGTGCGGCAGACTATTACACTTATGGAGCCAATCCGGATGAAGAGGAAATGTTACCTTTTAATTTTGAAAGAAGACCAGAAGTAGGATCCCGAGAAGAGGACCCAATTTTAAAGTTGGAAAAGGTTCAGGCTCTAGTTGATGCTACCTTAACAGCTATAAATCGAGAAGATGGAGTAAATCCCTACATAGCTAGAGAAATAGATAAAGCCTATCGATCGGTAAGAGAAATCTATCTCAGAACCATGGATCAAGGCAGAAAAAAACAGATGTAATATGTCACACCAGAATGAATCAAGATATATGTTCTTTAGTAACTTAGAGACGATAATTAGATGTTCTAATATGTTGTTAGAAATGAATCCTGAGCAATTAGACAGGATCTTAAATGAAGGACATGATTGGGCATCAGATCATATTGCAACCTCTAAAGACGATATTGAAGAAGTAGCCAATTTCTTTATTAACATGATGGGAGAAACTGAAGAAGAGTCAGCTGAGGAGACTTTTGTTCAAACCTTTGAATCTTATCAAAGATCTAAAAAATAAAAAACCCTAGCAATAGAATCACCAGGGTTTTACACTTTTCTATAATTTATTAATTCCGATCTGAATTGCTGAAGAAAGCAAGTATTGATCTGATATTTCTTTGACGATTGGAATGATATTCAAATTCAAACTTATTCAAGTTGAGTAAATAATTTAAGTCCTGAATTTTCTCCTTGGTGCTAAGGATTTCAAGATCTTCAGATGCTTCCTTGATCAGGGCTGTCTTTCTGGCATCTTCATTCGAAAAGAGTTTCTTCCCGGTTACTGGATCAGTTGCATCGTTAATTTTAGATTTTAAATCGGATTCAAGAATGGATATTTGACGTTGAGCCGATTCAATGGAAGTCTGATGATTTGAGATTGCGATCTGCAGGTCTCTTAATTCAGTCGGTAAGGATAAAAGCTCCTCTGCCAAAGTGGTTAAGGTTTCAGGATTCATATTTATGATTTTAAAGATTACAAAAAAAGATTCCCCTCGTCTAGAGGGGAATCGAGTGGACCCGGAGGGAGTTGCAAGTTGATCTGAATATTTCTATTCAGCTTGGACTATATCATCATCTACGTGAGATGTTGGGCGCTTATCCGGTTATTAAGAAGACTCTACTTCTCCGGTAGTCTCTGAACCTTCTTGAAGTGTACCTCAAGCTTGGCTGCTGATCGGCATATCATTTCTGACTTAGCGTTCCAGCAATTCACCCAATTTTTAACTCTTTATCACTAAAGAGTGGGTCCTTATTTTAAACCCTCGTCCATAATAGATGTCCATTGGACTCTTTCACAGGCTTAGTTCCTTTTTCTAAAAGAACAAATAAGTCGGTTGGTTCTTCACCATCGTCAACTGACAACCAATGGTTTTTGTTTTTGAATCTTTTTTAGGAAGATTCGACTCCACCACCACATTTCTGTTCCTAGGTAAGTGGGACCTGTCGGTTAAGCTGCTACTAGCATCTCAGCCTCTTCAGCCACGCGAGTGATTGAAGTTGGGATACTCATCATATCCTCAGAGTTGTAAACGTTTGCGTTTATTGTTTGATAGGTAATTAAGGATTTCCAATCTAACCCTGCCTGCATCTCAAAGAACGATTTCTACATGTCAAATCCGGAACGGGCCCATTGACTAATTACTTAGTTGCAGCTGAAGTAGTATCAGCAGCAGTAGAAGTAGCAACATCAGAAGCGTTAGCTGTAGAGTTAGTTGTAGCATTTCCAGAAGCATTAGAAGTAGCATCTGAAGAGCATGATGTAACAATCGCTAAAACTGCTACCAAGATTAATGTTAATTTTTTCATTGTGTTTGTTTTTTATTTATTATACTTAATATCCAGATGGAGTTTCGTTTTAAGATACAAAAATTGTTAATTAGCTCAAAAGTAATGGAAGTTCCTCAGCCTCTCCCAATGTTCAGTTCCGTCTAGCGGCCTTGTGCCCTGCCCTTTGTTTTATACTCTTGAACTAATATTGTAGCCGAGATGGGATTCGAACCCATGAAGATACAACCATTAAGGATGTGATACCGCTTTCACATTACGCATTACTCGACTTACCGCTCTATTTTTTCTCCAGTTGAGCTTCTGCTTCCATTTAGGCATTCTACTCCCAGCTCCGAGGAATTGTATCTAACTTAGCCCGTCTCACCGCCGTATGGGTACCTAAACTTAGTATTGTAGTCAGGACAGGATTCGAACCTGTAACACCTTATTTATTGGAGTGATTACTAGAGGTGCTCTCTCACTCGGGGAGTGCGTCTACCAATTCCACCACCTGACTAATTTTATTTTTATTTACTTATACATCCGGGCCCAAAGTCACCGAATCTTCTTCAGGTCGTTGGTCCACTAAGTAATTACCACGAGATGATTTTTTAAATGGTTCAACAAACCCTTCTTTTGCAAAATACCATTCGCCTTGATAGTTGAACTCGAATCCACTATCTCGCATACAAATTGACATAGTTTCACCACTTTCGGTTTTTAAAGTTAAACCGCTAAAAACTTCTTCTAATTGGATGCCTGAATCTTCTGTTACTGTTACTTTCATTTTTTTTTATTTTATTTGCAGTCAGGACAGGATTCGAACCTGTGACCGTTATGCTCCTATACAGGGGCACCACTCTACCAATTGAGTTACCTGACTATTTTATTATTTCATCTGTTGAATGACCTGTCATAATTAAACATTTAATTTCTGTTTTTAACATTCTAGTAAATATCAAAAATCCTCTTTTGGTAGGTCTCTTCCAAAATTGATTCCAAATATAGTTTAACGTTCTAAACATAATTTTAATTTTTAGTAGTCAGGACAGGATTCGAACCTATGTAACCACCTCCCTTTACGGAGTTGTGCTGACAATTACACCACCT